TTGTTATCCTGGTGTTGCGGAAGTCAGCACCGAAGAAGGATTTGGGTCTTTGGAAAGCGAAGTTGCAAAAATTCTAAAACGATTTGACGAAGATATGAATGAGATCGGCGGATACGGTGATCCGGATGCTGACAAGATTGTTAAACTATTACAGCAAGGTGATGTTGAAGGTGCTGTTGAAGAAGTATGGTATGCCTATAGTGATCAGGACGGCGGCGAAATCCGCAATATGGATCCCTACATCGAAGACCTAGAAGCAGAATTTGAAGATCTCGCACAAGGTGGAGATGAAGACGAAGGCGGTGATACAGATGACTCCTATGCTCTAGCATCAGCAGGTCACGGATCAGATGAAGATTATGGAAGTTTTGGCTACGATGAGAGCATAGAAGAAAAAGCGCCGCCGGGTGCCAAAGCAGAAAGAATGGTTAAGCATATCAAAAAAGGATATGCTAAAGATGGTAAACTAACAGACAAAGAAAAAGGTATTGCCTATGCTACTGCATGGAAGCAACACAACAAAGAGAAAAACGAGTCAACTGAATCAGGAGAAGATATGACTACACTAAGAGAAGGCGAAGTGCAACAGGCCAGTGCAATCGTCACAGCAAAGACAATGGTCGACAGAGTTAGTCGCTGGATTGAAGAACTATCTGGCATGGAGAACGATACCCTTCTACAGTTAGGTGATCAGATCCGTGACGAGATGGGACAAGATCAAGCCAAGCAGTTTATTTCTGCATGTGCTCCAGCTATCCAACAAGCTCTAGAAAATCTAAAGCAAACACGCGAAACTTTAGCTACAGGTGTTCGCACACTAACAGGTGAAGAACAAGGTGCTGAAATGCTAGGTTCTGAGCCAGATGCAGGTGGCGACGAGTTAGGTGCAGCTGAACCAGACGCTATGAACATGGGTGACGAAATGGGTCCACCAGAAGAAGGCGGCGATGAGTTTGGCGCAGCAGATGCAGCAGCAGGTGGCGACGAAACATTAGGCAGAGAGCAACGCGAAAGCATTGATCGTAGCAATCGTCTATTAAAAGTATTAGCAGGTTAATGAAACTCAAAGATCTAAGAGAGCGTGACTCTCAGCTTGATGAATTATTGCCTGCTCTTGGCGCAGTCGCTGGCGGGGTAGGAAAAGCCGCAGGTGCTGCCATGCAAGGAGCAAGGGCAGTAGGCGGTGCTGTGGCCCAAGGAGCAAAAGCCCTAGGCGGAAAAATAGCACAAGGTGCTCAGGCACTTGGTCAAGCCGGTCAAGCCGCTGGGTTGGCAGGCAGTGGCATGGATCCAGCACAAGCAGCTCAGGCTGCAAAAGATCAGCAAGAGCAGAAAAAACAAATTCAAGATGCTATTAAACAAAAGCAACAAGAATTAACTGATCTACAAAAACAATTGGCAGAACTAGGATGAGATTTTTTGAATTCGCAGGCGATGATGTAGCCGTAGACAAGTTTATTATGATACTAAAAAATCATATTGGTCGTGCTGCATCTAAAAAAGTTCCTAGTTCTCTCAACTGGAATGCCTTGCATAACATTACCAATAATGCAGGATTTGAATTTGCTGCCGACTACGAAACATTCAAAGCCATGTATGATTCAAATCCTACTATCCAAAGTCTAGTTAAAAACTTTGATAAGAATGGTATCGAATTAAATGTTCCAGGAGCAGAAGAACCAGGTGATGCTACAGAACCATTACCGAATGGCGGCAAGGACAGTGCCCAAACTGTAGATAAGATAGCATCTTCGGCAGCAGCCGGACAACTAGCTCAAGCACAAGCGACTCCCCAGGTTTGACAATCGTTAATTATTCTGTTAATATATACAGAATATGACTATACAATTAAATCCACCCCCCTTTGTTGAAAAGTTCCAATATAAGAACTGTCAACAGGTCAATGACCCTGTTACCCGTAAACGAGTTTATCTAACTCCAGACGGAGAAAGCCTTCCTTCTGTTACTACTATTCTTAGTGCTACTAAGGATATGACTCATTTGAACGAATGGAAAAAGAGAATAGGCGAAGAAAAAGCCAAACAGATTACTACAGAAGCTGCTGGTGTTGGAACTGCCATGCACAGCAATTTAGAAAGATTTATTGCAGGCATACAAAGGCAACCAGGTAATAATCCTGTGCATGTCCAAGCTAATAAAATGGCAGACCAGATTATTATAAACGGGCTTGCTTATGTAAACGAAGTATGGGCAATGGAACAGAGTTTATACTTTCCGGGCTTGTATTCCGGAACTACAGATCTTGTAGCTGTCTACAAAGATAATCCGAGCGTATGCGATTATAAGCAAACAAATAAACCTAAAAAAGAAGAATGGGTTGACGATTACAAAATGCAGTTGGTAGCCTATATACTAGCACATAATGAAGTCTACGGCACAGACATCCGAGAAGGGCATGTGTTTATGTGTAGTCGCAACTGCGAATATCAGCAGTTCGATTTATGGCCTAGCGATTTCAACAAATATCAAGATCTGTGGCTTGAGAAGGTAGAGGAATACTACAACTCATTAAGATAAATACCCTATAACGGGAATTTATCTATATGGCTGTCGTTCAGATATCTAAAATACAAGTCCGCAGAGGACAAAAAAACTCAAATAGCGGTATTCCACAGCTCAGCTCTGCAGAGTTTGCGTGGGCTATTGACACACAAGAACTTTACATCGGTAATGGTTCTGTAGCAGAAGGTGCTCCTTATGTAGGAAACACCAAGATCATTACAGAACACGATAACATACTAGACCTTGCATCTAGCTATCAGTTTGCTTCAGATGACACAGCCGTAACTCTTTCGATTCCGAGAAGTTTACAATCAAAGTTAGACGAATATGTAAGCATAACAGACTTCGGCGCTATCGGCGACGGTTCTACAGACTGCACTGAAATATTCCAAACAGCTTTTACTCAGCTGTTCAGAAATGCAAATTCAAACTACAAAAAAGTTTTAATGATACCAAACGGAGAATATCTTATCTCCGGTAGCTTGGCGATTCCAAGTAACGCTATCATTCGCGGCGAAACACAACTTGGTGCCGTTATCAACATCGGAGCCAACAACATTCGATTTATTACCAGCGATGGAACAGAACTAGCAGGGTTTGACAGTTCTAATCGTCCTCAGAATGTTGAGTTATCTAACTTTACAATTTTAAGATCGTCCGGATCTCTAATTCTTTCTGGGTTGGCCAACAGTAAACTCGAAGGAGTTCGATTCAAAGGCGAGTATCGTTTAGGTGACGCAGTAACCCTTTCAACTGCCGCGGCCGCTGTAGTTTGGTTGAACAACCTAGCAGGAACAAAAGTAAATGGCGTTGAGTTTAAGTCATGTATATTTGATTCTAATCCACTGAGTATTAAATGTTCACAGACTGTAGCATTTGAAACAGTAGTTGGATTTATCAATTGTAAGTTTTTAGTAAACCATACTTCTATATACATAGACGGAATCACTGGTCAAGACAACAAATGGTATATCAACGATTGCGAATTTGAAGAAATCGCAAGACAAGCACTGCGATCTATTGCAGGTAGAAGAACAATCCTACATCGTTGCAGATTTAAGAATTGCGGCAACGATACAGCCACAGCAGCTGATCCAACACATCCAATAGTTTACTTTGGAGAAAAGACTGGAAACCTATTAATTGACTGCTCTAGTGATAGACAACAGGCAGCAGGCATAGTTTCTGTTAATACTGTCAATGCTGTCAGCGAAGCATATAATGTTGACAAGGCTGAATTTGTAGATAGAAACTATTCTCAAATTTATCTGTCAGACAGCTTTAGACCTGTTGCAGTATTTTCTGCACTGAACAGATATGCAGTCATCAATTATGTGTTAACACTTTCAAGTCACACACGCATAGGACAACTTACAATGACTATCGACGAAGATTTTACTGCGGTGAATCTTGTTGATAATTATTCATATAGTTCAACATCATCAACATCAATCGGAGGAATGATTATGACACAATTTGAATTCTCAGCAGAGATCAGAGACAACGATGTAGACTCTGGAGTCGACACTGTGGTGCTAAGTTATAAGAATCCGGTTGGTAATGGAGCCACAGGTAACATCTCATTCGATGTGACCTACGGTGTTTGATAAGCACGGCACTGAACGACTAGCATACTGGAAAGAATTTAGAGAAAGTTTAGAAAGCAGCCAAAATCCTTACACTGAAGTGGCAGAGTTTTGGAGTTCAGCACCGTTTGTTAGTCCATTCCTAGATCCAAACAATCCCTCCGAATGGCCCGATCCTTGGCATTTGGTGTTAGATTCCCGCCTTGATGATCTTGCAATCAGCCTCGGTATGCTGTATACTATTAAATTAACACGTCGGTTTATGGATACCAATTGCGAGATACATATGTCTATGCTTCCGAAAGAAAAAGACCCTCGTTACTTTCTAGTTATTGATCATCAGCATGTTCTTAACTTTGAGTATCGACAGGTTGTTGACTATCAAGCGATTTCAGACATCGAAACCAAGCTGTTGTGGGCAAAATCCGATAGCTTATAAATACCAGACCAAGTTTAAAATAGAGACGCACAATGACAATTACAGTAATTAAAAGAAGCGGACAGAAAGAGCCGTTAATGATTGAGAAATGGCAGGCACAGGTAGCGAAAGTTTGTAAGGGAATAGCAGATGTCAGCCAGTCGATGATAGAGATTAAAGCACAGTTACACTTTTACGATGGCATCACAACAGATGAGATTGACGGAATTACTTTAAGAGCGATTGTTGATCTTATCGATATTGAATCAAATCCAGATGTAGGTCATACGAACTATCAATATGTAGCAGGCAAGCAACGTTTGTCTATGCTACGTAAGGATGTATATGGTCAATACGAGCCTCCCCACCTTTATGAAATAGTAAAGAAAAATGTTGAGGTCGGATTGTATACACCAGAGTTGCTTGAATGGTATTCGGAAGATGACTGGAATAAAATGAATGACATGTTAGATCATTCCAAAGACGAGGAATACAGTTACGCAGCTATCGAACAATTGATTGAAAAGTATCTCGTGCGTAACCGAGCTACTAAGGAGATCTATGAAACACCACAAATTCGTTACATGGTTGCTGCCGCGACTGTCTTCCATAAAGAAGAGCCGAATAGTGCAAGAATGCGTTACATTAAAGAATATTATACAGCGGCATCCGATGGCTTGTTTACTCTTGCTACACCTGTCTTGGCTGGGCTCGGCACTCCTACTAAACAGTTTTCTAGTTGTGTTCTTATCCGCAGTGACGACGATCTGGATAGCATATTTGCTTCTGGAGAGATGATGGCCAAGTATGCCAGCAAACGTGCAGGCATTGGTTTAGAAATTGGTCGTCTACGATCATTAGGCAGTCCTATACGTGGCGGCGAAATCATGCATACTGGCATGATTCCTTTTTTAAAGAAGTGGTTCGGTGATTTACGTTCTTGCTCACAAGGTGGCATTAGAAACGCTAGTGCTACAGTCTTTTATCCTATTTGGCATCATCAGTTTGACGACCTCATTGTTCTTAAAAACAATCAGGGAACTGAAGAAACTCGCGTTAGACACATGGACTACGGAGTTGTCTTATCAGCGTTCTTTTGGCGTAGGTTTAAAAATAAGGAACATATTACGTTCTTTGATCCTAACGAAGTTCCTGATCTTTACGAAGCCTTCTATAAAGACACAGACTTATTCGAAGATCTATATGTAAAATATGAAAAGCGCAAAGACCTACGCAAAAAGGTTATGAGCGCAGAAGAAGTTTTCAAGGGTGGTATACTGAAAGAACGCACAGATACGGGTCGTATCTATTTGGTCTTTATTGATAATGTAATGAATCAAGGACCATTTGATCCTGAATATCATACGATATATCAGAGTAACCTGTGCTGTGAGATTCTATTGCCCACACGTCCGTTTAAACGACTTGATGACGATGCTGGTCGCATAGCGTTATGCACACTGGGATCTATCAACTGGGGTGCGTTCCGGAACCCAGAGGATATGCGTAGAGCCTGTAGGATTCTACAGCGTAGCCTGTGTAACATCCTTGACTACCAAGACTTCTTGTCGATACAGAGTAAACTCAGTAACGATGAGATTCAGCCGTTAGGTATCGGTGTTACTAACCTAGCCTACTGGCATGCTAAGAGAGGAATAAAATATGGCGACAAAGATGCACTATCGGAAGTTAAAAGTTGGATGGAACATCAGGCCTACTATCTTACCGAAGCCACAGTTGAACTTGCCAAGGAGAGAGGCAAGTGTAAAGACTCAGACAAAACCAGATACGGTCAAGGAATCTTCCCCTGGGAGCTCAGAGCCAACGGAGTTAACGACCTTACAGACTTCACTCCTGAACTTGATTGGGAATCTCTTAGGAAAGAAATGAAAGAACATGGAGTTCGAAATGCCACCTTAATGGCAATCGCTCCAGTAGAAAGTTCTAGTGTTGTGATCAATTCGACCAACGGTATTGAAATGCCTATGAGTTTGATTTCTACAAAAGAATCAAAAGCAGGATCATTCACGCAGGTAGTTCCAGAATACAATAGATTAAAAAACAAATATCAATTAATGTGGGATCAAAGAGATTGTCAGGGTTACTTAAAAACCGCAGCAGTATTAGCGGCATATGTTGATCAAAGTATTTCTACAAATACTTTTTACAATCCTGCACATTTCCCTTCAAGGAAAGTTCCAACTACATTGATCGCTAAGAATTTGATGCAGGCTCAGATGTGGGGTATCAAAACTTTCTATTACAGCTTGATTAATAAAGCAGGAGCCAAACACGAAGAAGCTACCCCCGAAGTTCATTACAACGGATTCCATGAGAGAGAAATTGAAACAAGTATAGAAGAAGATTGCGAGGCATGTAAATTATGAGTTTAGCACAATACAATTTAAAACACAGCACAGATTATCTAAGTCGAAAAATGTTTTTGGACCCAGCCGGTCCTGTAACTATTCAACGATTCGAAGAAGTAAAATATAACAAGTTAGCCAGTTTCGAAACAACAGCACGTGGTTTCTTTTGGGTTCCGGAAGAAATCAGTCTGACCAAAGATGCACAAGATTTTAAAGATGCCAGCGATGCAGTTAAGCATATCTTTACCAGTAATCTTTTGCGTCAAACAGCATTAGACAGTTTACAAGGACGAGCTCCTGCACAGGTATTCATGCCTGTGGTAAGCCTTCCTGAACTTGAAGCACTAGTTAATAACTGGACATTCTTTGAAACAAACATTCATAGTCGTTCATACAGTCACATCATTCGTAACATCTACAACGTGCCTAAAGAAGTATTCAATACAATTCACGAGACTAAAGAAATCGTAGAAATGGCATCTAGTATCGGTATTCAATATGAACGATTACATATGATTAATTGTCGTAAAGAACTAGGTGAGAAGTTTGCTGAACAAGAGCATATCAAAGCTATCTGGTTAGCACTAAATGCCAGTTATGGTCTAGAAGCATTCCGCTTCATGGTATCGTTCGCTACATCCTTAGCAATGGTAGAGAACAAGATTTTTATTGGCAACGGCAACATCATTAGCTTGATTTTACAAGACGAACTTCTACACAAAGGTTGGACTGCTTGGATTATTAATCAAGTGGTAAAGGAAGATCCTAGATTCACCAAAGCCAAAGAAGAATGTGAAGCAGAAGTATATCAAATGTATATGGATGTGATCCGTGAAGAAAAAGAATGGGCTGACTATCTGTTCAAGAAAGGAACAGTGATTGGTCTGAATTCAAATATTTTAAAAGATTTTGTAGACTATACAGCCGCTACTGCTCTAAAAGACATCGGAATTAAATACGGACATCCTGCTCCAAAAACGACTCCGATTCCTTGGTTCAACAAGCACAGCGATACACATAAAAAACAAACTGCACTTCAAGAAAATGAATCTACCAATTACGTTATTGGTGTGATGAGTGATAATCTTGACTATGACGAGTTACCGGCTATATAATAAAGATTATGTTTAAAGCACAATTCAAACGACACTCGCCCTACGAATCTTGGACTACCATTGGACACTATGGTAATGAAGAATCTGCCATGGCAGCAGCATTGAGTTACAAAAACAAAGGTATGCTGATGGTTAGGGTTACAGATAAAAACGGCGCTGTCGTATTCACAGGTTAAAAAGGAATAAAATGAAAGCTATTGTTTGGAGTAAGTATCATTGCCCTTTTTGCGATCAAGCAAAAGCACTCTTGACTCAAAAAGGAATTCAATTTGAAGAAAAGAAAGTCGGTGACGGATTTACCAAAGAAGATCTATTGGAAGCAGTTCCAACAGCAAGAACAGTGCCGCAGATATTTTTAGATGGTAAATTGATCGGCGGCTTTACAGAACTTAAAAAGTATTTTGAAGAGGAAAGAAATGTTAATTGATAAAGGTGTATCAGTAGGTGAAGTTGTCACACTTAAACTAACTAGCGGCGAAGAGATAGTTGCGAAATTAGCTGAAGAAACTGCAACATATTATAAATTAAATAGACCAATGGTTATCGGCATGGGACAAAAAGGTCCGGGGCTAATGCCGTATCTGTTTACAGTGAGCCCAGAAAAAGATATTAAACTGTCAAAGACAACGGTGACTGTATGCGAAGCTACTGATAAAGGGTTTGCTGATCAATTTATTCAGTCAACTACAGGTATAGCATTGGCCTAACATGACTAAGCCGATACAACGCATTGGCGATGCAAATAATAGAGGAGGTAACATCTCAAATGCAGATGGAAACTCTACAGTGTTTGCCAACGGTAGATTAGCCAGCGTTGATACAAGTTTAGTTAGATATCCCAGATCTACAACTACAACATCGTCCGGTAGCGGCACAGTCTCGGCGCACGGAAAGCCTATCAACTATACAGATAATCCGGATTCGGACGGTGCTGTTCGTATCGGTGGAAGCGGAGATGTGTTTGTTGGCGACGATATTGACCAAGATATCCCGAGTATTAGATTAGTAGTTGAGGCCGACGAAGAAGACGTTCACGATCCAGGTTCGGGCGCCACTGCTTTCGCATCTGTTCCTAGATCCGATAGAGAAAAGGCAGTTCCGGATCCAGCACCAACAGGTAATAAAAATACAGAACCTAGCAAATTCACCGGAACTCCAACAGCGGATTGTGGCGGTGTTGAAGCAGAAGTAACTGCGGCAGCTACGTTAGATAAAATAGAAAAAATACAATTAAGTCCACGATTTACTGTAGGTAAACTAACACGAAAACCGAATGTGGCTTTTGATAATCCTTTAGAACCGCCGGGTGGTAGTTTATCTAGAGAAGAGATAGTTTGTAATTTAAAATTACTATGCATCAACTGCCTAGAACCAATATATAACAAATATTCGAACGCATTTATCACTAATACCTGGAGGAAACCCAGCGGCAATCCAAACAGTCAACATCCAAAAGGCATGGCCGCAGACATACAGTTCAGAGGTGTTACGAAATCAGAATATTTTAAGATAGCACAGGTAATCAAAGATTTAGTTCCTTACGATCAATTATTATTAGAATATAAGACCACAGGAACTGGCTTACCGTGGATACATATTAGTTTTAACAAAGCAGGAAATAGGAAACAGGTTCTTACTTTCCTCAACGATAAGACCTATGCTCAAGGACTTGTTGATTTAGCGGACAAATAACATGAAAAAATTATTTTGGAACATTTTAGGATTTTTAAGTTTAGGCATGGCCTACATCGGAGTAGTAACTCCAGGCATACCATACAGCCCGTTTGTGGTGTTTGCTGCATACTGTTTCTCAAAAGGCAGCGAACGTATGCATCGCTGGATTTACAATCATAAGATCTTCGGACCATTCCTAACCAACTGGAATGAAAAGCGTGTGTTCCCACAAAAGATGCGCTATCTGATGTTTTTTATGATGAGTCTAAGTCTTGTGTTAATGTATACTGGAGGAGTTAAACCAATTGGAATTATCTCAACTGCTATCTTTATGGCCCTTGTGGCTGTTTGGGCTTGCCGTTATCCTAACAGCGTTGAAGAACATGATCGTAGAAAAACAGAAGGTAAAAAAATCGGATGGCTAAAATAACCCTAGACGAGTTAATGGACATTGCATTCGCCCACGAAGAGGGCGACCCTATCGATTGGGGTGTGTTCAAAGAAGGACAAGAGCAAGCAATGAAAATGATCGGAACCAGTATATTAGAACAATTTGACAAAGAAGTAATCGGTGACGGTGATCGTCTAATACTATTGGCTGTGATTACCAAATTAATAACTGAAAACATGATTTTGCATTCTAAACTATTGACAGCTACAAAAAAAGATGTTTAAATACGTTTAATGCGCTCGGTTACTGGCGGTCGGTTAGGAGACTCTAAATCTCTGGTTGGCGGGTTCGATTCCCGTCGAGCGCACCAAAGGATTTACATGCAGTTTGAAACCAAAGAAGAAGCAGAAGCATTTGTTCTTAAGATCATGGGACCTCCTAGACGCAGGCTAGAAGGCGCTGAACACGATCAAGTTTGGTTAATGCTGCAAATGACAGAACCGGTTAGAGAGACTAACAATCAACATAGCTGGTGTGCTGAATATAATGTTGGCGGAATAATGTATGATGTGCATTATTTCCCAAACGAAGATCCGTTTATAGAACAGTATCTATAAATAGATGCGTGGGAAGGTCCCACACCCAACACTCTTTAAATGATAGGTCTTTAGAGTGTAGACCGTAAAAGGAGAAAACATGATGTATCAATCAAAGCTCGCCGCGGCAATCAAAGTCAACGGCAAAGTCCTAAGAGAGTTCAAGGACACAGTTCACATACCATTCGGCAGTGAATATACAATCTTACTAAAAAATCTCAACACACAACGAGCAGTAGTCAATGTATTCATTGACGGTGATGATATGGTTCCGGGAGGAATCGTTCTCAACGCCGGACAAGAAATTGATCTAGAACGTTCTGTAAAGAACGGTAATCTCACAGAAGGCAACAGGTTTAAGTTCATCGAACGCACAGGTGCAGTAGAAAAACACCGTGGCATTAAACTAGAAGATGGATTAGTTCGTATTGAATTCCAATTTGAACAACCTCGTCCGATCTACAATACACCCTGGATCTCAGCCAGCGGATCTACCATTTATCCACAAGGCGGAATACTACGAAACTCTACAGCAGATTGGGCAGCACCAGCTGGATCAGTAACTTGCTCTGCGGTCAACTATGCCGCTACCAACGATGTAGGTATCACTGTTCCTGGTTCGAAGAGCACACAGAGTTTCCAAACTACTCATGTTGGTCTTTTGGAATCTACTAAACATAGCATGGTGTTCAAACTGTTTGGTGGCACTATGCCTGAACCAATCACAGTCAAGCATAAACCAAAGTGCGTGACCTGCGGCAAGCAGAATAAAGCTACTAGCAAGTTTTGCCAAGAGTGTGGAACTGCTCTTGAAATATTCGCATAAAGATTGTATAGTGTAAATAAGTTTGCCGGACCTGTAACCATATTCCGGCTCCGCTGACGCGAAAACAGGATGGGCTGCGCTCACGGGGTTTGATAGTTTCCTGACACAAAAAAACTATCATTTTTAAAGGAAAATAAAATGCAATAGATTGAATATGCTTGTAAGGATGT